AGCTTTGTTCGATTTGCTATAGCGATTCTTTTTTATACGGGTACTTTATCGGGGGCTTACAATGCACTAGTGAGCTATGATTATAGCTAGTTATATAAGTATTTCGCATAACAATTAAACACCATGATTTTATGTCTTTAGATAGATCGAATCTATCGCGATTAAGAAGTACTTTATAAACTGTATCCCCTACCAAATCTTCTGCGTCTTGCATAGAATAGCAATATCTTCTCGCCATACGTAATAGCCATGGGTATATATCTGATAATTCCTGATCAAAGTTCCCCATCTTCTACCCTCCTCATTAAATGTATCCCCGATTTCCCACTAATACACCGCTCAACATATTCACGATGTCTTATGCTTTGTTCATGCATATTTTTTGCTGAAGTCTCTATCGAATCAATAAGGATATCGACATTAGGCGGCAATGCAGCAATCATTTTTTTTACTTCAGATAAATCAAGTGTTATCCGGTCGCATTTATTCTCTAATATTTGCAGTTCTGCAAATAGATGTCTGCATAATTTTTTATTTATGCAAATCGTGTCATTCTTTTCAATCATATAAAGTTCGTTTGTGATTCTAAAAAAGAATTACTAACGACAGATTGAAAAGTTCGATTACAAAATTATCTTCTATTTAAAACTTCTTAATTATGTTCTTCTTTTTCTAATAGTGATTTCTACATCCGCTTGATGAACTATGTTTGCGTAAACAGCAGCACTTACAGCATGTGCATCAATATTCATTTTAAAATAAGTCATTAGGAATGCAATCTCAGAGTCAAAAGAGGAACGAATTTGTTTTGGAGTTGCTTTCTTTTCAGAATGCTCTTCGACACGTCTCTCTTCATTTCTCTTTTGCTCAAAAATTGCAATATGAAGCATATAGTCTAGTTTTGATTTCAATTGCTCATTATCCATATTATGTGCATTAACTTCCATCTGCATTAATACTTCTCGGACCTCATCAAAGCTGCAGACAGCTATTAAAGTCTGACAAATGCGAAGAAGTAATAGGTGGGTTCTCTCCTTCATTATGTCTTCTTTGTCCAATATCAAAGCCTTGACACCAGATGGATTAGTGATATTTCTATAATCAATGATCAGTTTTTGGGCCCTTTCCTTTAACTCTTCTTCTGATTTTGACTCATTCTCAGAAAGTAAGCATAGATACTCCCCACATGAAATATCTATAAAATCACTCAGTGAAATTTGATTCAATCGCTCTATCATGACAATTTCCACCTCTTATAATTTTCAAAATCGCGATTATTAGCATCCTCACGCTGTTGCTTTATACTCTTTAGCAGTAGATTATTTGTCGTATCAATTCTTCTTTCAAGCCTTGAATAATCATTGACCACAATTGTATTGTTTTTAGCAGAGGATATATTCGAAGGTGAAAATGTAGACGAACACAAATCGGATAAATCTAAGTTTGACAAATCAAATTCATCCACATCCGGAAACACCTGTGCCCCTTTGGGAATATCCACCAAAGTAGGAGTATCAGGAGTTATCCATGCTTGCCCTTTATACATGACGACTTCTTGTTTTCCGGCATCACCGACAAGAGCTGTTCCTCCCCTATGTCCAGCAGTATCCTTTGTACCTTCTGCATAAGATGGTATAGGAGTAGCAAGGATAGTTGCAACTTGTATAGCTCCCATAGCTCCAACAACGGCAGCCATTATCGCACCTGCTATGGGCCCCAATTTAAAAGCCTCCATAATACCGCGAGCTGTCGCTATTCCAGTTTCTGCAACTTGTGTACCCTTATTCCATATAGCTTGTTTGTATGCTATTTCTTGCTTCTGCCTTTCTAGTTCTTTGTTTTTAGCTTCAGTTTGAATCTTTGCTGCACGTTTACGAGCTTCTGCTTCTTCCTCAGTGATTGCCCCTGTTTCGGCAAGATTTTCAATTCGTTCAATATCCTTATCATATTTCTCATCATTAGCATCCTGTTCTTTTTCTATTTTTTCAATCTGACCATCGTAAACAGTACTAACTAAATCTCCGATGACACCTACAGCTTGAGATGCAACCTGAAGCCACTTTTCTACATTTTTTATTCGCTTATTCTTAGATTTCTCATCCGCCTTCTCGATTTTCTCAATAGCCTCAATCTCAGCTTCAGCTTCTTGTCGAGCTAAATCAGCTTTTGCCTTCTGTAACTGTTCAGCCAGCTTGGCACGTTCATCCGGACCGAGATTCTTTTCAGCATTAAGTTGCATTTCAAGGGCATCAATAGCTGCTTCTGTGGTTTTCCTAGCATAGTCAAGCTTCAATTGATATTCTCGTTCAGCATATTCTTGTTGAGTAATCTCTTTAGAAGCTAACTGTTTTTTCAGTGCAAGCGTATCCATGATATATTCTTCATCACGAATACTCTGTTCATGCGCAGCATTCTCAGCAATCAACAGAACTTGATCCGAAGCATGTTTTTCATACAATTCTTGTCTCTTTTTAGCGTACTTCTCGTCAATGAGGAATACATCTTCACCGGTTTTCTCTGCTGAGTCAATTTCTGCTTCACGTTGCAGTTCCAACTGGTGCAATTTCAAATCCAGTTCTTCCTGAGAGCCTTTCTTCACAACAGCAAGAGCGTTCTCAACATCTTTCCTTTCACGATCAGAATTATACTTAACGGTAAACTCGTCTAACTTTGCTTTCATTTCTTTACCTAAAGCATTTCTAGCCGCAATTTCATCTTTACCACCTCCTTTAATTGCTGCAATTTTCTTATTATATCCGAGGGAAATCTTGGCAAGCTCTTTATTTAATCCTTCATCCATAAGAGATAATTCAGATTCTTGAATCTGCTCTTGTAATTTTTGTCTCTCTCTAGCAGCTTTCTCTAGTTCACGTTTTTCTTTATCGGAAAGAGAACTTACACCGGAACCAGTATTACCTTCTGGTTTAATATCACTTCCCAACCTCTTTCTTCTCGCCTCAAGAACATTAACAGACGATTGATAAGTAGAATACTCTATAGCCAAAGCTTTTAATACTGATTTGGCATTTTCCCTAATATATTTACTTGCACTATCATCAATAGAATTAGCATATGCGTTTTCATAATCTTCCTTAGCTTTAGCTAGAGCCTTATTTTCTTGTAAAAGGGTCATATTAAGCAGATCAAGTTGTTCCTTTCTAGCTTTTTTCTTAGCTTCTGTTTCTTTCTCACCTGCTTTAATCAAGACCTGTGTCCTTTTCTCTATGACATCAAGGTCTTTTTTATAATCTTCTTCTGTCGCAGAATAAGTATTTCCTTTATTTGCCAACTTATCTGCAACTTGCTGTACTCCCCCCAACAGTGTAGCTATATCTCGAACGGCATCAGCTATTAAATCAACAGTATCTCGTATTATTCCTGTATTACCATAAATAGTAATCATCAATTCATCCCATGCAGAAGAAAGCCCCTTCAACGATCCGGCTGTATTATTACCCATTTCATCTGCCATTTTAGCGAAGTCATCGGTAACCCCGGTTATTGACTTCCTCAGAGCCTCAATATCATCAGCTCCATTCACGAAATTAGCAAACGCATTTACACTCCTTTTATCAGTAATATCAAGCATTTCTGCAAGCTCTATACCTTTATCCTTAGCTTGTTTAAGTCCTTTCACAAAATCATCTAGAGTTTTCACATTTCCTCCAAGTGTTTTGCTCAACTTTCCTCCTCCATTAGCAAGATTTAGAAGAATATTTCTTGTAGCCGTAGCTGCTGATGATGCATCAACCCCCGCATCTGCCAATTTACCCAATAATGCCAATACATCTTCAATCTCAAATCCAAAGGTTTTAGCAACAGAACCAGCAATAGGCATAGCCGTTTGTAGATAAGAAAATGATAATGCACTCTTCGTTGTAGCAACAGCCATAGCAGACACATAACGTTCTGTTTCAGTAGTGTCAGCATTAAACATTCTTAAAGCTGCTCCTGCAAGTGCAGCGGCTTCCGAAAGCCCTGCTCCAGTAGCTTGGGCGAATTGAAGAATATATTTAGTGGACTGTTGTATTTCAACAACTGAAAATCCTAATTTAGCTAATTCTAATTGTAAATTAGTAGCCTCAGAAGCAGTATACTTTGTTGTAGCGCCAAGCTCTCTGGCAGATAATTTCAACTCTTTTATTTTATCAGAGGTGGTTCCTAAAATAGCGGCTAATTTACTATTAGTTGCTTCAAATTCCATTGCAGTCTTAATTCCCTGTTTCAATTCAGTCCATATCATTTGTAAGCCTTTCATCGCCAATTGACCAGCAACAAAACCTTTAGCCATTGTACCAGTACTAATCCCAACCTTATTAAGTCCTATCGATAATTCATTTTTCAGAATTCCTCCAGTTCTTCTAGCAATAATCCCCATATTCTGCATTGAATTATTACCATTCTTCAATTCTATAATAGCCGCCTTAACTTCTTCCCGATATGCCCCAATAGTCATTTTCTGCTGAGTATACCGATCAGAGTTACGTTTTATATAGTCAGTATTGATACCTATTGTGGAGTTAAGGCGTGCGAGTGTTCGTATATAATTCTCATCTGTATCTTTCAGAACATCAACAGCTTTCTGTAGTTGCTTATTCACTTCTTTAGCCTGCGATCGACTATTTACTTCCTGATTGGTTAAAGAAATAGCTGTCCGAATAATCTTTATCCGTTCTTCTTCCGAAAGAATAGCCTTTTTACGTGTAATATTGCCAGCGTTCTGTGCCTTTGATAAGTTAGATTCCGCTTTAGCTGCTTTTTCCAAAGAAGCGGCATTATCTTCATTTGCTTTAGTGAGTTTCTTCAATTCAGTAGCAGATAGCTTCTCTGAGTTTAGTTTCTCTTCTATCCTCTTCGAAACAGCTTGCGTAATTTCTGATTGTTTTCTAAGGGCCTCAGTTAGTTCAGCGGATGCAGAACTAGCAACCTTTGCCTGTGTATTATAGAGATTACCCAACTTTTCAAGGTCAGCCATCCCATCCACATTGATTTTTAAACCTTTGGCAAGCTCTAAAGCCGCATTTTTATACGTATCTCTTATCTTACCAATAGTATTATCAAGCTCAATCAATTTCTGAATATCACTATCTTCAACAAAATCTTTCAATTTTAAATCTGCCATATCACAGGTAATGTTTATATTCTACAATCGTACCTTTTATCTCAACTCCTAGTTTATCAAAAGCATATGTACTATCTTTCCTCTGATAAACAACATATATGCAGCCATCCAAAACAGCCGCTTTCTTGGCAAGCTCACTTACACGATCCAGTTCGCTCTGCAATTTTCTATTTTCACACGCACAGGCCATATCAACGATATCCACATTCTGAAAAGAAACGTTCCATCCATGGACGGAGATACATAATACTGAAATACTCCTTTGCTGTATCACCGATTCCTAAAATCTGTTCACCATATTTCTTCTCGATAGAAGCACCGTCCTTAAAACCTTTCGTTGAAAAGCGAATCCCGGAATCAATGCGATCTGCGAAAATACTATCATAGAAAGTACCAGTAATGAAAAGGTTAGGTACCTCAACCGGACGAGGAGATAAATAGAGCATTTCACCTCGTAGTGGTGGAGTTATCTTTTCTTTCCAATGCTTGTAGCGTCCTGCCTGATTCTGCCATGGACCAGGCTCATTAAAATAAGGATCACTATCATAATCAGGATTCAATAAATGTTCTGTTCCATCCAGTCCGGAATACATTTGCTCCTGAATGCAATCTACGAGTACATCCTTATGCTCTTCCATGCACTTTACACATTCCTCCTTAAATCCAGAGGCGATGGAATGAACAACTCTATATAATTCGTCGAAATCAGCCATATAGTAATAATAAAAAGGCTGGACTGTATAAACAACCCAGCCCAAAGGTTACTACTTCTTTTTCTTGATCATACTGTAGACATCGGATAGCAATTGTTTTCTTTCATCTTCACTACGATCTTTCCACAGCACATTTATATGCTGTCTGATGAATGCCTGCTTAGTCATAGACTTCACAGCATCTTCAACAAATGTTACCCCTTCAAACTTCATACAGCTTGCTCGATACCTTTAATACCTTTTTCAAACAATACAGAAGGAGCTTTCAGTGAAGGAGTAGCCCCATCTTTAGGAACAATAGTAATAACCCCATTCGCATAAGTCGCAGACGTTACGTTGTTGAGGACTTCAGCAGCTCCATCAGCAAGAAGAGTACCGAACTCTTCCGTACGATCGTAGCCACCAATCTTCTCAATAATTTTATAGGCATTTTCCGCTTCTGCCTTTTCAAAAACAACATCAACCAAACCTTTTGCAAAGTTTTTAGGATTGAAATCCAACTGTACATAATCAAAATGTAGCTGGCTGTCTTCAGCATCTTCATGGCAAAAGCTTACTGTCATTGTTGATTTCGCACCACTAGTCGGATACTGTGTGACAGTAGGATATACAGTAGACATTGGAATGCCGGCAAGGATATCAGTATCATCATTATAACCGATAAGATGATTATCTCTATTCCAGAAATACACATCCCATTCCTTATTTGCATTATTCAACAGCTGCGCATTCAGGACTTCATCAAAACGGGCTAAAGTAAAGGTATCAGTCTGGGCATTAAGTCCATTATACTGATTTCCCCCGTAGCCAAGAGCGTTCACTTGCGGCTCACCACCGTTCTTCGCATACTCAAAAAGCGGGAAAATAGGATAAATCCGTCCGGGACGATCCGCATGACATAATTCTGCTAACTTATCACCGGTAATATCAGTAGGGAGCTTCACTCCATGTTCAACCATTATTGAACCTTTTACCTTTTCCCAATCAATTTTACAAGCAGATCCACCAGTGTTAAAACGGGAACCTTTGCATGTTCTAATCTTTCTCATTTTCTTCTACAATTAGGTATTTTAATTATAATCTCCATCGAGCGTATGTTTATGGCGTCAATAGGCTCGCTCACTGCCTCACCGGTATCTGTATAGGCTCCGTATCTGCCATAACTATAATTCTCTGAATAGCTATGTTTCACTTTATCATCAAAATTCCAGCTAAAGCGGTTATCTTCAACAAGGCTCTCTAATAAGCAGTGATAAATCGGACGAAGAATATTCTTGAAAGAAGTAGTTCTACGTTTCTCATTACTCCATTCTCTACTTGAAGAACAAGCAATGATTAACGAAACCTTTGCTTTAGAATAGTAGTCCGGATCGCTCCTATCTTCATTTATTGGGGTAAATAAAGCAATTAGTGGGAACTTACTTTCCGATTGACTGGGCGCTTTACTATACCCATCTAAAACATCCTTGATATATTGTCCGCTGCCGAAGATATAATTTAGTTTGGGAGACTTAATGACCTTCATACCACCTTTTCCATCAGGATAAAGGATTTCAAGATTCTCCGGAAGTTTTTCCACTATTTTCTCAAACAGTTCTGTTATATCCAATTCCATCATAAATTGAAAGCATTAATGGGAGTTAATAGGTTCTTTTGAATCTTCAAACCGGTGAAAGGACAATCATCGGACATCGCCCATTCTACAAAGAGCTGGTTCTTCTTCACCATGCTGTTCCAGACACTAACCTGCCTCTTGATCGGAGATATATACTCGTCTGCACATTTCAATCTTACAAGACCGATAATAGTAGCCTGTGTATTCATGTCACGTAAAATGTGAAAGAACACATAATCGGCGAACGGTTCACTTAGCTTTTCACATAAAAGTGCATATCCGGATTGAGATTTATCTTCTTCCGAAATATCAACCTCATCTGAAGAATCCTCTTTTTCCTGTTCTATGATCTCCAAGTAATCAGTAATAGCTTGTGAAAGGCTAAAACCGACAGCAGAATGAAGAAATTCGGTCTGAAATGCCTTGATATACCCGTTTATCACTTCATTAACAGCAAGAGATTGGGGTGAAGGCATTTCAGCGACCGAAGCGTTTTTTATGTGCCTGGGACCTGACATAAAATATGAAACATCAATCAGCATAGCAATAGTTATTTAGAAGCCTTACCCTTTCCGGTTTTCTTTTCATCTTCCACAGAAACGGTTTTATCATCAACAACAGTTACTTCCTTAGCATCTCCGGCAGGCAACTCCTTTGAATCGGCAGCCGGAAGATTCTTGTTATCAGAAGGAACTAAGGCTTCAAGTTCTGCAATACGAGCTTTCATTGTATCACGTTCATCCGTCAGTTCAACAATAGCTTTATCTTTCTCCGTAATGGATTCAGTAAGTTCGCCGATTTTTGCATCTTTCTCTGCGAGCATACATTCCAATGTCTTTCGGGCATCTTCCTCTGTTACAAGTCCGCATTCGGAAATGGGGGTGATTGTTATCAACCCCCTATTCACACGAATACGTTGCTCACGAAGTACGCGCTCCAACTCTTTATCTTGCCCTGTTATAATGTACCTCTCCATAACTTTATGCTTTCTTGATTGCATTCAATACATCGTCCAAATCACCATAAGCGAAAGCCCAAGGCATATAAACAGGCATCATCACCTCTTCTTGAATCATGACAGTAGTCATGTTCTTCAATTTGGTGTTAACATCGTCGGCAAACTCAATAGAAAGTGCTGTGTAATCAATCAATGAACATCCGTTCACCATATCCCCAGCAAAGTACTTACCAACTCCCATTGAGTTACATTCTATAATAGGGATACCGGCAATTGACTTCTGGCCATTCGTCTCTGTGATAAGGTTCAATTCTCTGCCGGTAGTATCTTTTGCAGTTGAAATAGTGAACACTGTAGACGGATGCAATACAAAAGCGTTTGGATAATACTGACCGAAGTTCAATACAGCAAAAATTGCATTTGCAGCATCCTTGTAGTTAGGATCTTCGACAGAACCAAACATACCACTCTTCACAGTACCGGTAATCTTATTGATAGATTCTTCGATACCTTGATAATCGAAATCTATTGCAAACTTACGATCATTCATTTTATGGATCGTGAAAGTATCGTTCAAACCAGTCTCAACAGTAGCACCGGCAAGCGTCACTTTCATATTATCAATGATCTTATCATTTGCAGCAGCTAGAACAATAACAGCTCTACCATTAGTCGTTTTCTCAATGGATTCGATAGCACCAGCTGCGATAGTCGTATATGTACCACCAATGAATTTAGACACACATTCAACGCCATCGTATGTAGTAATACCCTTCAAGTTATCACCGGAGCCATCACCGAACAGAATTTGAAAGTTTTCTGCGGTTTTAACCCACAACGGAAGGCGGTTGAGAATGAATGAAACGACATAACTTTTTGCTTTCAACAATCTCTTTGAAAGGTTCATGTGAGTACCAACACGCTTCACATTCGTAAATTCTTCCTTGAACTTCAGAGAAGATTCAGAAAGCATACCGTTTTCAGATACTACTGTCGCATTACGGTCAAAGTCATAAACTTGCTCGTAAGAAATTGACAATGCAGAAGGATCTCCTGTTTCTACAAGCATTAAATCCCGAAGATTCAGTTTCTGCTCATGAACTGCTGTTACGACACGACCTGTTGAACGGTTGTTACTCAACGGAGTGTTAGAGTTATTAGTTACAGAAACCAATCCTTTCAGATCGAGGTTAAGTGTACCAGATGATTTTTCACGGTTATTAAAATATCCCTGGCACGCAGGAGTATCAAGAAAATCGCTTACGGCTTTTTCCACAGCATTAACAGAGGTAAGAATGCCGCCATTCTCTTTAATCTTATCAAATGCTTCAGCTAAAGCCGTAACCTTTTCCGATTGCTCTCTGTACGATTCCTGTATTTTATCGAAATTGGGTAATCCTTTCAAGGTATTAGCAAGACTATCTGAAATATCCTTAAACTTAGCTTCTATTGCAGCCTTATCCATCAAACCGCCTACAAATTCATCGCAGACCTCTTTACACTTTAATTGGATTGTACCAAGCAAGGACTTCTCCTCATCGGTCAAATCTTTTTCATTCTTAGCAAAGCTAATCAAAGGAATAGGAGTAGCAACAAGCACACCTAACGATGCATCTCCACAATAGAAATACACAACAACACCAACAATCGCGATAACAGCAAACATCAAAAGGGATTTATATCCCATCACAGTTTTAATAAAATTCTTCATTTTACAATAAGTTAAATTGATATTATAATAATGAGCCAATCTTTGCAGCAAGTGAGAGATTCGTTTCGTGCTTCTCTGTTCCCTCTTCCTTAACTTCCTGCTGGGTGTCGTTTGACGGCGCAACAGGCTCTTCAGATTTGGTATCTGCAACCTTAGCAATCATTGTTCTATATACTCTACTCCAGCAATGAGGACAACGCACATAACTGACGATATCCTCAATGCTCTTCACTTGTAGTCCGTCTTTCATGCTCTTATGAGCGTCAAGAACAGCAAGTACCTGAGTACGAATTTCAGGTTTTAATTTATCCATTTCCTCTCTTACTACACCTTCAACTATCCAACGTTGATACATGGCAGCCAAATCAAGTACCTGGTTACTGAATGTACATTCAGCCTGTTGGTCATAATCGAAACTATGCCCACACTCCGGACAAGTGACCATAGTAGATTCACCTGTAAGAGCTTTTGTTATTAATCCTAACTTCATATCCAAATCGTTTAAGCGCTCATCTGAATAGCGCATTGTTAATGCTTTTTGAATCAACTCTAAAGAAGCCGTTAATTTGGAACGCTGTGTATCAAGAGAATCATCACTCTTAATACCGACTAAAAAGGTTTGAGGATTGGCACCCCAAGCCTGCAAAGTTGAAACTTCACCTAAGAACCATTCTAAGACAAGCCCCGGATTATTTTTATCTCTTCTGATAGCCTTTACGCCTATTGAGTGCTCAAGTGTTTTTCCACATGAAGCATATAATTTATAGTCCTCAAAGGTTTCTTTTGCAATCTGTTTGTTTAGATTCATCTTAGATACGACTACAAGATTATAATTCTCCTCTTTTGCTTCAATAGGGCAACCTATTAGCTTTGTCTTATCATGGTCAAGTAAATGCTTACCACGCTTCAAGAAAAACTCATTAATCGTCTTATCAAAAGAACCACTCCCAGAAGTTTCTTTCTGCGAATCTTCAACACCGATTCCATTTACGGCAATCGTAACAATCCCCTTCTCTTCATCAACATCATTTGCCTTCGTTTTCAGTTGAAGGCTTTTCAACTCTTTGTCCATTGTTACTTTCTTTTTTAGTTATACTAATAATTGATTTTACTATCTCGCGTTCCTCATTTGACATCTCATAAAGTAGCTTATCAAATAAAGGAATCTCGATTTTACATTCTTCAATACGTGCCCTGTAATCATTCAAGGTTATAACACCATTCATAAACTCTGTCATGGCACGTTCAGAAACAATTGTACTAACTTCTTCCTTTTCCTTCTGACCTTCCTGTAGACAGTCAACATGGCTATAATCAACGTCAATGTAATATCCGTCACGATCGTAACCGAACATTCTTGTGATTTCCTCACAGAATCGTTTTGCCATCGGTATAACCTTGGAAGTATATACCGTTTTCTCAGCCGTTTTTTGATTGGAAAATGTACTTTGATCTTTACGAGGTACAAGAACTGGTGGTATTCCTAAAGCTCCAGCTATCATTATAGCATCGTTCAATGTTTCCTCAAAGGGTTGCAACTCCTCTATACTAAGACTTGTACGGACAAAATCAATAGGAATACCACTAATAGCCATAGGAAACTTTTCATCATCCAAACCATACGTACCATCATATTCCTCACGAAGCTCTTTTTTCTCATCAGGACTCATAGCTACAGTTCCTGTTACATCTTTCATAGCAGACACTACAAATCCAAGAGCACCACGCTTGACGTAAATAACGTTTCTGGCTTTATACACAGGAATAAGATTGTCAATAGCCATTTTTACCGCACTAAGTGGAGATTGTCCTTTTATGAAATAGCTTCCGTTAAATTCGACATTCCCATCCTGATCGTGGAATATCACACAAGGATCTATTTTCTCAGTGAAATTAATGCCGCACTGAAGCCGATAATAATCTATAATATCCTCTTTCTCTGCAATACCGAAAAGTGGTATATTATTTTTAAGTACGATATCAACTTTGTCCGGAGGTAGCACCCAGTAATTTCTACACTTCTTGTATATTGGAGTACGGAGCTGATGAAATGCACCTGGAATAGCGCATTTTATATAACTATTCCCGGTAGCCATTTTATATACAAAGTGCATATAAACAAGTCTTTGAAAGGATGATAGGCAGTTAGGTCTACTCATCAGCTCGTTAAATTGCTGATTATTCCATACAACTGAATCATCAGAGGATTTCTTTAGCAGGAATTTACTACCTGCAATACGGCTGGCGATATAATCAATAGGGAAAAAGACCTCACCTATTGTACTAAATAAGGTGAGATAATTAGCATCAGCAACGTATGGGGTAAAGTAATCCCCTGACATCCTGAAACGTCTTTTAGGAATCATACTCAATACCTTGCCAACTTCTTCAGCTACAAGTTGCGATATATCAGTACTCTTTTTATTTAATAATCCGAAAAAAGCCATATTGATTCTGTTTCCGGCAAATATATGTAGAAGAATAAACGGTTTCTCAAAACGCTAAAATCTTGAAATTTGGAATCAATGTAAAACGCTGTATTATCATCTTATTATCAACCTATTACAATCATTTCATTCTTGAGTACAATTTTATTATATAGTACGCAAGTCCACTTAGAATAGTACTTCCTTCCTTTTCATCCGAGTTTACATTATAGTCAAGAACATTGGATATGAACGAACTGTACTCGGTAGATTCATCCAGCATATTACTCGACAGTAATATGCTATCTTTAATAAAATCAGATGTAGCTGCTATTCTTCTATCTATGTCAGTAAATTCAGGCATAACCTTCACACCTGAAAGAATTGTCCTCAACTCTTTAACCATTGAGAAATAAGCATCTGAACATTCGAATATAAATGTAGACGCCTCCAACCCCTTAATTGAATTCTTTATTTCTTCAATGGATGAGGTCTGTCGGAATACAACATCAATAAGATGCCATTTTTCACCACATCGAAATGCTTGAAGCAACAAGAACTTACCATTGACATTTGGCATTATATATACCAATTTATCAGTATATAAATTTTCCTTATCTGGATTAAAGAACGAGAACACCCCTTTATCTCCATATAGATTTCTCTTTCTTCGGTTACTGAATACGGTAAACTCTTCATTACACAAATCATGTACCAAGTAACGTAAATCATCAGACAAGTGCCCATGTTCTTCATAAGTTTGCATTGTCGTCTTATTCTTCACCTTCGTTTTCAACATGGCACCGTTAGCATCTTTCTGCACACTCATGTAGTCCTCAATGGAGTTATTACAACTTTCATCTATGAATATTTCTATACCCGGTATCTGCTCATCCCATATTGCATTAATAAACTCACCTGTCATCGCTACAGACGGATTCTTGTTACCTACTTTATCTTCAACCTCAAATCCTTCTTTTTGTAAAGTATCTATAAACAAGTCCATCCAGGAGCGTTTCTCATCATCAAACGTATTTGCAGCTTTCGTTGAAGCGTCACCATGCAGGAATATCTTTTCTGTATATCCAATACTATGCAAGTATTTAGCAGTTAGTTTAGAAGCTTTTCTAACAGTATTATTTGGGCTTTCAGCACACGTTTCATGGAACTGCCATAACTTGGTTCCATTGGAGAAATCAGCCTGCCAATATGATATACTGATAAATGGCAAAACATTATTATCCACAGAAAGGTGCACTGGAAATAAAGGGTGATATGGATACTCACCGGAATGTCTGCCACGGTTGAACGAACCGAAGAACTCGCTACCGGTACGAATAACACCCCACTCTCCCAATGCGTACACATTGTAATAATCCGGATCGTGAACTCTATCATACTCAAAGTCGGCAACACATTGCTCATCATAAAAACCATACGTACCGTCAGGACTACCAACTACCCAAAAGTTATTCAGATAGGTAGACTGGATAATGACAGTATTTGACGCTTGTTCCTCAATTTGCTTTGTACGAGGGTTAAGTATTTGCCTAGGGGCGTTCTTCTTTACAGATTTGACCTTAGTAAGTTCTTCCGGCAACTCTTTGCCAGCAATAGTAACAGTCATCGGTACATCATGCCATTTATCTTTGTCGATGAACTCTTTTTTTATCCAATGGCTTTCACTAATTGGATTGAAGGTACAAATAATCTGCTGACCTTTCTTACCACGGAGACGTTTACGTAGTTGTTTGAAGTCCGGATGCTCGAACTCTGACCATTCCTCTAGCTGAACACGCTTGTAGTTAGAGATACCTTTTATCTTCTCAGGATCATCAAGACCGGAGAAATCTATCTTCGCACCATTAGCCAAGCATTTAATAGTATTCTGTTGGAACTTGAACAAATGGGATATGCCAAGCCCGGCCGCAGCGACCTTATAATCTTCATAAATGGTTTTGAGAATAGAAGCTCCTACCTTACGCATGACAAGAGTGTTCTCACCATCCTGTAATGTCTGTATCAGTATGGTTTGCGCAACACTGTACGATTTACCGGAAGATGAGCCACCATACAAGATAATGAAACGGATAGTCTCATCATTCAAGTACTTTAATAGATAAAATCCGTTAGGATTTAGCTTTTTATAATTTATAACCATATTGTTCTAAAAGTAAGGTTTCTCCGTAGGATGAACACAGGAAATAGCCTATAAAATTGTTCTATTCGTCCAATTTATCATTTTCATCAAAGCCAATACGAAGTTCACTGACCTTGTTTCCATCTCCACCTTTGATGTTGACATTCTTATCGGCTTCCCAACCATTCCAGGCACCAAGCAAACGAGCTGCTTCCGTTTTACCGTTGAACTCATAGGTAACTTCTCCTCTCTTATTCTGAATCTTCTTCAATGCATTGCGTGTACGCTTTGGAAGCTGCGAAGGACTTTTCATCTTTACCTTACCTGTCAGTTCATCGACAATATACAAGTCATTGGGGTCAGCAATAATGATATCCATCAGTACACGTTCCACTGTTTCACGTTTAACTTCAGTTTCTTTCGCCCTCTTTTCTCTTATCTCTTTTATCCTTGATGAAACCTTGATGTTTTGCATAAGGGCATGAGCATTGCGCCAAACGCTCTCCTGCTTCATCTTAGAACAGTCGTAAGCCATTCGGTATGCTTCACTTGCATTGCCATCTATGTCAACGTAATACTGGCAAAACTTCTCCTGTTTTAATGTTAAAGACTTCTCTTTACTCATAGCTTCAAATTATTAAATTCCTGCATGGAGAAACAGTGATAGTTACTCAACATGCAGGAATAAATTAGAATGGTTGTACATTCATAGGATTTCTATTTCTCCGCACCCGCATTATTTTGAGAATTATCTTTTCTCCGCATGACGAATATTTTTCTTACTCCGTCCTCGACTGACGTATAGGACAAAGGTACTAAATAGATATCCCGGTTCACCGATTGCTCGAAATTATCAAATTCACGTTTCTCGTTAATCAACTCTGTTTCAAGCGGTTTGTAGTATTTTACTAAAGAAGCAAAATACATAGTAGTCACAGGTTGGACGTTACAAATATTGATAAGTTGCCGATTACAACCCACCGAATAGATAAGCCCTTCGACGACATCATCTATGTAAGTGAAGCACCGGATATTCTGACCACAGTTGTATAAAGACACGTTTTCCTTTTCCATCAGGAACCAGAGAAGAGTTCTTTTTCGCGGATTAGGTCCATATACATTATGCAGCCGGCACCCGGTCGCAGCCTTACAATAGATAGACGCATACTGTTCATCGAAATACTTGCTCGTACATGGAAGTGGTATTCTCCGGATTCGCCGTTGACGAACTGGCATATACCAACTTCACATGATTTTGATTGCAAGCATCAGCTACTCGCATGAAAGTATCAATGTTATCCTTCCTGATTTGTTCCAGGTTTCCATTAAACACACTTGTTTGCGCCGCCAAATGGAACACGCAATCAATATCTCCATTCTTTAGAAACTCGCATACTTTCGTAGCTTCAGTACCATACTTTCGGTCAAGTCCTATGACTTCAACACCTCTTTTTACTAATTCTCGGCAAAGGGCTTTACCTATAAATCCCTCACTACCGGTTACTATTATTTTCTTCATCATCACAAATAAATAAGGATGCATCTTAAAAAGATGCATCCAGGTTCAACATTGTATATTATTTTATATTCTAAAAAACATATCTCCCGAAATAGGTCGGGCTGTATCATCACCAGTTAGCCGGATGTATCGAAAGAAATTCTGTTCGGTCCGGACCGGTTGTGATAATTGTAATGCTTTGGCTGTATCATTTTAAAGGGTTAGTTACTTGCATATCTCAGCATTTATTGTAATTTTGTAAACGAGACTGTTACTTATTACAAAATTTACCAGATTAGCGGATTTTAGAGGCGGGTAATGAATTGCCCGCCTTTTTCGTCTGCTTTTTAATTTACCATAAAAAGTATACCTTTGCTATATCCTAAGTTGGACATATGAAACAAATTTATTGAAGAAAATTGGTACTTTTCTTGTAGGTGGGTACAGCGGTATCTATCTTTTTTATTCATAGCTATTCTTTATACGTTAAAATCAAGTATATGGTTTGTATTTCCAATTTGTATATGCAATTTTACCACAAAACTTAAAACTATCAATAATATGTATGAACCATACACCAAACAATCCTTACCTTCAAAGGAATATAGAGAACTTTTAGGTAGTGCCATTTGCGTTTTCAATTCTAATAACAACTTTATTATTGAGAATATCTTAAGATCTGATGTAACATCCAAGTATAATTGGTATGATTTAATTGACTCTACATCAGGACAGTTAACTTTTCCTATAAAAGAAACTATAACCAAAGAGTCCGATGGTACAATTGAACAGCTATTTAAAGAAATAGTAGATCAACGGAATCGGATTTTGCATAGCTTTCAAATTACAGAAAATGCTACTGACAACGAACAGATATTAGCCACAAAGAATAAAAGTAACGAACAGTTTGTTATTACAAAGGAATATCTGATGGACTTTATCGAGAAAAATGATAAGCTTTCAACTATGCTACATAAGTTTAGAGGCTTCTGACATTAAACGACCAGCGTATGGTATCAAAAAATCCGTTGTATCATGTATAACGGATTTTTTGATATTTTATTAGTCAAACAGTTTAAATTCATACACCCAAACAAAAGAACTACGTTCCCATGTTCCTCTTCCGGATACTTTGTTTATCAAAGCGGCAAAGGCTTCACGGGAAGTATCATATAGTCCGATATGTTTCTTATCGGAAGCATTAGCGAAAGAATAAGCAATACCGCCACTTCCATTTGCAGAATCAAGCCTATAAACACCTTCTTTTATGCAATCTTCATCTGATATGTCTTGTAAACGTTCTACTTTCACATCAGTAATACGGATGCGATGTGGCATTAAGTCGGCACGAACAAACATCTTATTGTTTAATCCAACAGAGGAGGATATAATAGTGGATATATAGCCATCTGATTTACGTCTAAATCCATCTGGTAGGTAATTTAAAATATCTTTATATGGTTGTGCTATCGCTATCACCTCATCAACCTTATACTTTGGAAGTATCTGCCCGCCATCAATCATACGTTCGTCCTCGTCATACATACACACTTCGACAATCTCCCCAGAAGGTCTTCTGCAAACAAAATATCCAGCTACATTTTCACCTCTAAACTTTGAAGGATATATGATCTCCCTTCTCGTCATGGTCTTTGTACCATTCAATACCGCTTGCGTTAAGTGGTATTTGTCATTAAACATAATCTTCTTCATATCTTTCTTGTATTGAGCGTTACTTAACATTTTGAATAGTCACACTATATGTGGTTGCCTTACTTGGTGCTTTGCCGACTTCTTTTTTATACGGACGAGTAAAGTCACGTATATGATCGAGAATGTCGTCTATCTCTGTGTCAACAAAGTCTTTTTGTTTCTGCCATTCCTCACGGGCTGGGTGGTTTGTGTCCACCTCCATTTTTATTGTTATAATTTTCTTCATTACTACATTGATATTATTAAATATTAAATTAACTTTGCTGTGGATATAAAAAACACATTATGGATAAAATAATTGATTATTCACTTGATAATATAGGGCTTATAGCAACATTAGTAATTTTATTTATTATTTTCATTGTCAATACAATAATCAGCTACAAAGTATATAAATCACAACATAAATATACTAAAATATTCAATTTGCAAGCTGATGTCATTAAAGAATTATATTCAAAACTTATTCGTTTTTCCACTGCAATTACGAATTTCACCATGCGAAGTCACTTAGTTGAAAACGATTGGAAGAAAGAGGAGCAAGAAAGATTAGAAAACTTAAATAGTGCATATTTGGCATTAAAAGATTTCTTTTATCCTAATCGCATTTTCCTTCCACTTTCTTTATGCAACCGAATAGAAAACCTTATGAATGAATATATAAACAAGGCGCAAGACTTCGAAAACTATAAAGCAGAAATAAGAAACTTTCAAAATAATTTTTTAGTAAAAAGACACATAGAATCCAGTAGAAAGATCACCACAGAAATACAAGAAGAATTGCCTTTAATTATTGAAGATATAGAATACTTATTTAGAAAAATGCTTGGAATATCTAATAGATAATCACTTAAGTTTAACCATTTTCATGCCATTCTAAATTTCTTCAAACGGTATCATTAATACAAATGTCTCCTTTCAAGACTCGTTCTACCTGTTTGTCGATTATCTCTTGAAATTCAATTTGGCAGATAAGAGAACAATCCGGTATAATCTCTTCTATTGTGTCACCCCGCCATGTTGGTAGTTCATCAAGGAATATTCGCCCGTCTTTATCCTTTAGGCATGTTGCACCTACATCTCGTTCAATCTGCGCCATTTGGTTGAATACATCTGGGAAGTCCTTCCGGATTTTATTCCAGTACCCCATGCCACCTTTCACGCAACCGATACAGTTGTTGTTATTGTAGCCCATCTTGTACATGGCGGGGATTTCAATACTAGCTTTCCAAAGCATACCCATTGCGTCGGGTTTCGTAATCTGCTTTTCAACAAGCGGGAACAGCGGCTTTGTGTCTGGGTACTGCTGCTTTAATCGGATAGCTCGGTTAATCTCTTTTGGATCATAATCGAATCCCCAAACTTGACCGTCCCAAGACCCAAGTTCCTTTTCCAACTTGTACCGGACTTTCTTTTTCAGTTCAAGAGTACAAGCAGCACCATGCGCACCGTTGATAAAACCTCTCCTTAAAACGTCAGCTACACAAGTGTATTTGTCGCTTCGGATAGTGTGAATCGGTTGACCGTACCACTTCTCGCAATCAGCAAGAAATCTGGCATTATCTGGATGCCTAGAGCCAGTCTCAATGTAGTAGAGCTGTACATCTTCGTACAAACTCAATGCTATTTTACAAGCAACAGCGGAAGTTACTCCGCAAGAAAACCATGCTATTATCATAATATTTATTTTATATTTATATATTTGTAAATTCAAAAAATATGATATTAAACAATGAAAAATCAAGTTTTCAATTCTTGGGAGATAATCAATGAAATGACAATCATTAAGAAAGCTGATTGGAGTTTCTTTAAATACAATGGCTCTGGTATTCCTAAAGCAACCAGAAATTATTGGAATATCAATAACTTATCATCTGGAGAGAAACTACATATCATTTTAAATTATAAAGGGGTAGAATATGAATCATATATTGTTATAGATAAAACAAGATTCCAGAGATCACAGATATTTTGGAATTCAGATTTAGGAAATATCTTTAAGCAACTATATCCAAATTACAACAACAAAAATGATTTAGACTACCCGTCATTACAATTCAAGAAAATATCTAACACATATTATATTATATCTTTTGTTAATGAAATAAATGATGATTATCTATTCTTACTACCTAACTATTCAAATATAGAAGGAAGAAAACTATATTTTCAGTCTACACGTTATGAGAGAGACGCCAAATTACGGCAACAAGCTTTGAATATTCATGGATATTCATGTTTTGTATGCGGATTTAACTTCTTTGAAACATATGGAGAAATTGGACGTCAATTTATCCATGTACATCATATAAATCCACTCTCTCAAATTGGTGAACAATCCGTAAATCCAATTACAGATTTAGTTCCTGTATGCCCAAATTGTCATTGTATGATCCATAGAGATAAAAATCAGATTCTTACAATTGAAGAATTGAAGCAGATATTCAAAACGAATGGGAAGTAAGCAATAGACTTTTGTACATAAATAATCAAATCTATCAGATTATCATTATTTATTATATACCACTAAACAGACATATATTAGTTTAATCATTTACGTATTAATTAAAATTTGTTTTTACAACGGCTATAGTCTACCTTTCCTCTAATTCCTCTTATATCCGGATAGAATAAATTGGGGATAACATAAGAGTCATACTCATTAGAATCATTTTTTGCTTCGCAGTATTCCTCGGCAATAGCTTCCTCAATATATTCTTCTTTATCTATGTAAAGAACCAAGGCACCATCTGCGAAAAATTGAATCTTACCGAAAACACATTTCACCTTACTCATAATTATTTTATTTACTAAAAAACTAATCCTTACTTATCCCCTGCTTAGTTACTCTAAATTTATAAATTAGTAACACAAACAATGAGCAATAGCATTTTTAAGGTTATTCTAGCTTCTCAGAAGACATTTTTATAATCTTCTTAATTTCGCCTTCAATGTCCCTGCATCCGTAATGCTGTAAAAAAGCGACAGTAATCACAATAATATCAACTGCCCTTTTCTTGTATTCTTGATGACCATCAATATTATCAATAGGCAAATCCGACAACTCATCTAATTTCCTCCATGCAGCAGATATTTTTAAGCTGAAAGCCTTTTTGGAAGTATTTTTATTCAGATGAAAGCGGCGCTCTATAATCTTTAATATTTTAGGGGCCAACTTATTCAATGTTATCATAAATGATTAGGTTAAATTGTTAGACTAATAATAATCTCACACTGTTTTATGCAGGCTGGTCCCTTATATGAAACCTGTAAATGATTCTTTTGTACATACACACAGTAATTAAAGTTTTTCTTGTAGCTTTTCCATCACTTCAGTTGCACAAAGCAAAGCGTAATTACTATCAATAGAAATATACGTTTGAATTGTAAACCAAAAACCTAATATCCTAACTTGCAAGAAATAGGCAGTCTGGAAGTTCTTTGCTTGAAATTGCCCTTCTAAACGCATATACTTAGAAAGGCTAAAGTAAGTGGCATCTACTTTTTTAATTCTTAATTTTTTCATTCTATACTTTTGGGGATGAATACATTTTTCACTGGCCATAGGAATATTCACAAAATTCATGGGAGTAGTAGTAAGAATACCTATTGGCATATTATTGGGATTCCCATTTTTAACAGGGAACATTTTCGGATTGCTCCTGTAAGCTTCACGAGCCATTATCATATTTTGGATCGCATGAATATGTATGACTTCCTCTCTGATATCTGATATATGAAACACAGGGAGATTACAAAATAAGTTATGCAGTTTACAGGAAACTTCAATGACCTCTCTTTCTTTATCTGTCAACATGCAATTACTTATTTAGAGGGCCGTTTCTGTTTTAGCAAGGTTAATAAGAGTATTGACACCTTGAAAAACCTGTTTGGCCTGATTTACTTTATTAGGATCTTCTTTCACGTCCTTTATTTGTTGTAAAACCAAGTCTCTCATATCCTGTAAGATAGTAGGATTCACAGTAGATACCTTATTCAACCGTTCATTTGCCAACACAACAACTGTATTTGTTATCGACCGGAAACGGTTCAACTTGGAAGCTAAATCAAACATACTAAATATCAGAACTTTGCCATTGTTCAAGTATATCTCAACTTCGGTTCCATCATCACCGGTACCGTCACAATAGTTGAGAATTACAATTTCTTCATTCTGATAAAGAAACGGTTTGTTAACCATTTCCTTTAATCTATCTATTGCATTATCACTCATAATTCATTCTTTTTTGTTGCTTTATTAATTTGTCTATTCAAAGCTCCTTTTAGCTTTATGAGGTACTGAACATCTTCCGGATACCGGGCATACATTGAGTTTTGCGTTTTCATTTGTTCAGAACGACTAATCATGTATAGGTTCTCGATACAAATATTTTGCTTATCTCCATCTTTGAACTGAATATTGTAACCAGGAGGGATTTCTCCATTATGCTCAATCCATACAAGCCGGTGTTTAAGCTCAAAGACATTCGGTTCTGCCGTTTTCACTTCAATGTAACCGTCACGGGTTATGCGTTCATATCCAACCTCTTTATGATTCTTTGGAATACATCCCTTTTTGAAACGTGTAGCTTTCGTTTTTTCAATTTGAGCATCAGACATATATTCTGTTTGCTTACGTCCCTTATTCATTGGTTGATGTCCTTTGGGAAAGAAACTTTTAGAAGCACATTGGAATTTGAACTCTTTAGATTTAAAGAGTCGTAATTTGAACACTATTCCATTTACAGCAGAATAAGTTGTACCTAATATCTGTGCTATTTCCTCATTAGTATGATTGGGATACAACTCTTTCAATTTTTCAACCCTCTCACTATTCCAAAATCCAGTTTTTGGAGAGCGCCTAAGCTTTCGAATCAAAGCCTTTGCTTTTACAGCAGTAGGTGTTTTACAAAGGCATCTGGCAAGTTCTTTCAAATCAGCAGTTGGATACTCGCTATCAAGTATAGCGAGTTGTTCATCAGTCCACGTTTTCATAAGCATATCAATAAAGAGAGGAAACCGTTAGGCTTCCTCTGTGTTATCGTTTTCAAGTTCTTTCAATCTCTCATTGAGTTTCTTTTGTTTCTTGTCGAAAGAAGTAGCGAGCTGCTTACCAAGTTCAGTGTAATCATCAGGATATTGTTCCGCAAAGAGAATGTTTTGGCATTTCTGCATATACGGATAGCACATCACATCATTGCTTGAAAGATTGTTAGCAATAAAAGCGCGATACCATTGATTACGATCAGCTTGGTTGTTCTTCACGTATTTAACAAAATCAGACTCTTTCTTATAAGTAGAAAGTTTTAGTGTTTCCAAATATTTACTACTACAATTCCGGAGAATCATTACATCGAACACAGTTTGTTCATCAACGGATAACTCTTTATTACGCTTATAATAGGGCTTTTCCTGTGCCCATTTTCTCATAGTTTCAGAACTCTTCTCGATTACCTTATCCTTAGCTTTCTTCAACTTTTCATTTATCTTCTCCCTTTCTATATCTTTAGGATCTGCAAGAGCTGAAGTACTGGAAGATAGCTCTTTTCTTATATAGTAGTATTCTACATCAAATTCAGGACAATAATAATTCCACAATGATATACAACGATAAATCTCACCATCCTCAAGCATTTTTTGAGTACGCTCATCATTTTCAGCATACCAACACTTACCCTTAAATACTTCATCCGGATTTATCATTTCAAATCCAAGGCTTCTAACAGCTTCGAGTGTCTGTTCCAAGAAAGCTTTTCTCGAATCACTGCAATAAGTGTCAAGTTTAGTCTCCATTATAACTGTTTTCCCGAATGAAAGCGGTTCACCAGCTTTAACAAGGAACTCACTTTCAAGTTGAATTTTACGTATCAGATAAGCTATCTGTTTTTTTCTAAAGCAATCAGGATTGATGCATCTTGCATTTTTATTATTCATTTCATAGAATAGGCAACCGTGATTGACAGTGTTGTTCTCACATTGTGCGCATGGTTTAAATTCCCCGTTATCCCAATTATCTGCATTTTCTTCAATCCAATCAGCTTTATCAATTTCAAGAAAAGAACTGCCTACAAACCTTCGAATCATATCTGTACTGCACTGGTTCGGATTCCCTTTATGAAATTCCATTTGCGAGCTATCTTCTAATTTAGAAAGAATCATAGCACCGGATAATGGTATATCTCCATTTCTTACACGATCTTTCAGTTCCGGAATAAGACCATTTAGCTTTATACGATCAAAAACAAAGCGAGTAGACTTTCCGAATTTAAGAGCGATATCTTCTAAAGTCCGTCCTTTCTCAGTCAACTGTGCAAAAGCAAAAGCTTCTTCGATGGGATCAACATCTTTTCTTTGAAGATTCTCGGTAATCATTGCTTCAAAAGCCTCATCATCTGTCATCTCTCTGACAATGCAGGAAATTGTTTGAAATTGCTCGGACTTTTTCCGGTGGCCCTTGATTTTAGCAACATTCTCTTTATCTTCCCTTTCTTTCAATAATAATACAGCACGGAAACGACGCTCACCACAAACAATCTCATACGAACAGGGGATTGTTGTGACATCACCAGTTTCTAAGTCAGTCACATCTTCGGATTTGGCTACCCTGACGGTGATAGGCTGCAATAAGCCTTGTTTCTCAATGTTACTTGCAAGCTCTTCAAGAGCTGCTTCATCAAATGTCTTTCTCGGATTCAAAGGAGAAGGACTGATAAGGTCAATTCTAATGTTTTGTACTTCCATAATTTAATTATATTGGTTTGACTTTTAGTTTATTACATCAGTAAAGTTATCGTAAAATGACAAGTTATGCAAACAGAAACTTCGCCATTTTAACGCCATTTTCATTGAGGTTTATTACGTATTTGAATGAAACCTCTCTTCTCTGTTTCCCGAAGCAATTCCATATCTTCATCAGAGATGCAGAAATCTGTTTCTCCATTAACAGTGGTATAATTGGGGATATTAAACCGTTCTCGTATTCTTTTTTTTACTTCTGGAATATCTTCAAGTTTGATGTGCCTAGTGTTCCAGTAAATTGTCACCTTCTGCTTCCTGTTTGCCATTCTTTCTTTTGTTTAGATAAGAGGTTATTTCATTTGAAATTCTTAACGCATTGACGGCTTCTTCATCTCCTTCTTCAACTCTACATTCAAGTTCGTTCCGGTATTCTTCATACGACAATCCACTTGTGTAGTTCGTTTCCTCTGACAAATTAGCCTTATGGTTATTCCAAGATTGATTATCGGCAACAGCACAACGCTCTTTGTTATATTCACGAAGCCATCCCATGATAATAGAACCATCAATGCGATTATAATTTTCACCGTATTTCATTTTCATAGCGTTCTTGAAACACAGTTTAAAATCATCCGTTTTCATGTATGGATATTCCTCTATGATTAAATCTACGGTCGTTATAACTTGCATGGCCGACATGGTGTTACCAACATTGAAGAAATCTAAAGCATCAGCAACTAAGATAACCAGTACTGCCCTAGCTTGCGGTTCCCCAAATTTTCTAATTATAGTTCCGATAGCAGGTTCATTGCTTAGAAATACATCCTCAACCTTCTTCGGGCGAAGAGTTTTGCAGTAATTCTCCGGCGAGGTCTTTAAGGCGACTAACCGATTCTCTTCTTGTGGCCGTAGTATCAGTTCGTTTTCCATTGTAATTACCCTCTAAAATATTAGTGAATTTTGTAGGTAAAAATATCCAGTCAAAAGTGCATTGCCAATTTTTATCGTTTTGTCCAAGCAGGAAGGGACTATTTAAAACCAACTGGAACACATCGAATATAGCTTGCTTTCCATATTGAGCAACACGTGCTTTAATAGCTTTCTTACGTTTCGCATCTATGGACTTTATAGCAGGAAGTTTACCCTTAAACGTAGAATTAAAATAATCCATCAACCCAACCCAATCAATCTTTTCATCAGGGAACAAAGAAAGCTCGTCTTTCTTTGATTCTCCTTTAGGAGAAGTTTCTTTCTTTTTAAAATCAGAATCATTATCATCTACATTATCATGTTCATTATCATTATCGGCTTTTTTGGGTTTTCGTGGGTTTCCAAATAACCCACTGGGTTCTGTGGGTTCTTTGGGTTCGCTTGGGTTTTCACTTTTCGGACGTCCACCCTTAGTACCATTGCTCTTATTCCTTTCTACAATAGACATATACTTGTCAGTATCCCTGTCTATATCTATCTTTATAAAGTTGAAAGCAATATTTGCCATAGGTTTCAACCCCCGAAGATTTCCCGTTGTCGCATACTCAATTATGCTTTCGTAAATCTCCAGCCTGACATCATCCGGCAAATCCTTGATTGCTTCTCTCCACCCTTTATAAAAGATGAATGAATTTCTTTCCATATTTTAGGGGATTATACTCCGATTAGTAGTAATACTCACAGTCTTTTTGCTTCCTTCAGCTTTTTCGCTTCTTTCTTGTAATGAGTAATCATCTCTTCTAATTGAAAGTCACTAAATTGCTTGGATACATTTTTCTTTGCCTCCAGGAGTAGCACGCTACGTTCTCCATATTTGGAAACCAAACGTCTACGATAATCCTGAATATTTCCTTCCATGAAACGGTTACAATGTCTGCATTGAGCATTACAGTTCATTTCATCAAAGCGGGTATTCATATGCTGACGATTGATATAATGGCCGCAATCAGCTTGTTCAAATGGCTTTATCTTACCACATGATATGCACTGAAAATAGCCACTAGGCATCGTATCACGATAACGGATGAATAAACTAAATACTTTATCTAGTTTCTCGATCAGATTAGGTTTCTTCCTGACCTTAACCCCTTCAACCTCAAAAAGAGGCTTCTTTTTTTCTTTCTTCTTGTAATTTCTCCACATGATAATTAAAATGCCATATTGGTTAATTGACGGCCACGGCTCATGATACACCATTTTCCCTTTTCCGGTTGTTCAATGCGTAACTCTTCAACACGACCGAAGCGCCGGAAATTTCCACTCAAATCGACAACCCACCCTTCTTTACCTTGACAGGGGCGAATAACACGGCCGACCATTTGATAATAGAGAGAGAGAGATTTAGTTGGACGTGCAAGAACAACTGTATCAAGCTCCGGATAGTCGAATCCAGTTGTTAGTACACCGACATTAGCGACGACCTTTATTCTTCCGTCTTTGAAGCCTTTCAGGATACGTGCCCTTTCTTCTTTTGATGTAGAACCACTTACGATCTCACAGTTAGGAATTTCAGAAGCTAGTTTTTCAGCTTCACGTATAAACCTTGTAAATATAAGAATACCTTTACGTGGTACGCCCGATTTGGGGTTCAAGAGACGTTTAGTCCATCCAACTATATCCTTATATATATCGACACGTTCAAACTCTTGCAAAAGACTCTTTTCATCATAATCGGCTCCAGTAGAATTAGTTCTTACTCTTCTTAAATCCAATTTTGTAATATCGTAATATTTTAAATTAGCAAGAAATCCTTTTGCAAGCAGTTCGCTCACCTGGCAATGATAAATTACATCGGTGAAAACCTTTGGTCGGGTACGAGTTATGAATTTAAGCATCATTCCTCCACTACCTGAACACAATCTGTAAGGAGTAGCTGTAAGTCCAATAACCTTCCTTTTTTCATCTTCAAAAAAATCCTTATACATACCTTTAGCTGGGTTTACTAAATGGCACTCATCAATCAAGACGTGCTTAAAATGCTTGAAGAAAGTCATGTGTTTCATCACACTACCAATTGTAGCGAATGTTATACGGTTGATATCTTTTCTTCCTACAGAAGCGGAATAAACCCCACAATCGAATATGCCGTATGATTGAAGTTTCGCAAAGTTTTGTTCGAGGATTTCCTTACTTGGTTGAAATACGATAAGTGGTCCATCAATCCGGGCGGCTATATTTGCAATTACAAGAGATTTTCCGGCACCGGTTGGAAGAACTATCACGTAGTTCTTCTTTTCCTTAGATTTGAAAACACTAACTGCTGCATCACTAGCACTTTTTTGGTAGTCTCTTAACTGGTATGTCATAATTTGATGTGATATTTGTGTACTTTCGAATGACAGTCACCACAAAGGGTAACGAGACAATCAAGGTGTTCAAGTTCATGCCCTACAATTGACTGTCCGTTAACCTTATATATTTTGTGGTGAATCTCTAAATTGAATTTTTTACCGCACATCTGGCATTTATGTCCATCCCTAATGCGAACCTTACGCTTCGCTTCTTCCCAATCAGGATTATTCATAAGCGACTTCACATAATTGGACTTCCTGCCTTTCTTGTGCTGTAATCTACTCATCGTCTTCCGCTTCTTCTTCAGGAAGATTATCAGAAAGCTCCTCTTCGAAAGTGTCTCCTAAATCTTCCGTGCCATCAATAGGACGTTCAACTTCGGGATATTCAAGGCCGAACAAATCCAACATTGCTTTTCGGTTCCGATCTTCCTGTGCCCAAAGGGAACGTTTATCCCAATCAGGTATTTTCTCTGCCTTTACAAGTTTCAAGGCACCATTAACCCAAGAATAATATAAGAAGTGACCGTTAAGAGCAAAACGGATCGTATTCTTACTTGAAAGATGATACTCCCTTGTTCCCTTCTTGACTTCAGCAGCAAGGTCTTTGATTTCTGTTTTGATGGACGCTAACCTGTCTTGAGCATCATTTTTGATTTTCTTTGCACGTTCGATAGCTTCCAATAATTCACGTTCACGTTTAGGAACTTCATTCTCTTGCTTGATACAATACTCTTCACGTATTTCATCAATCTCAAATGTGTCAAGGATGCGTTGAGTAACCTCACTTTCAGGGAATGTGGCATTAAAATGCTCATTTACCAACTTTATAAGTTCATCTACATCAGTAGAACCTTCAAATAATACAGGAGGGAATTTTTCCCGAATAGCGTCGGGAACAACGAACTCGATTGTCTCGGGCTCGTAGTTTCTTAAATTTGCAATCATAATTTATAAAGGATTAATTAGTACCGATTTTGGTACTCATGAATAAAATCTAAGTAGTGTTGGTCTTCAGGTAATGGAAGCGTAATACCAAACTCAGCAGCCGCATCAATCTTCACGCTTTCCATGAAATTATGCATCTCTAAGGTATTGAGTTTACTTGTTCCTCGCACAATAGTTTCTACATTACCATTCACATGCACTTGCTTTACAAGAAACTTCTTACAGTACAGGTCATGTATATCCTGTACACCATCAGCAGTACTCCAATACTCTTCACCAGTGTATTCACGTAAGCAGGCGCCAATACATTGAAACCATTTCCACATGAGAGCATTTTGATTTAATGTCCTCGGTTGTGTCTTTCTCTTAATGGTTACAGTGTATTCTCCATTACGTAACGCGCTGCACATGAACTCGAAAGACTTATCCATTTGGACTTTGCCATCTTTCTTTGTTAATGTTGCTTCCATAACTTATCAGAATGGCAAATCGTCCTTAGTCGGCGGGGGCGGTGGTGGGCACTCATTCACTGCATTCTGCTTTTGATTGTTAGTTTGTCCTGGAAGAGAGGAAGGTGGCGGTGCTTGTTGAGGCTTGACAGAAAGCATCTCCATATTATCGACAAAGAGCTCTGTAATATACCGTTTAATTCCTCTACTATCATCGTAACTTCGCGTTCTTATCTTTCCTTCCAGGAATAACTTGTCTCCCTTATGGACGAACCTTTCAACGACATCGGCAAGACCACGCCAAACAATAATATTATGCCATTCTGTTCTTTCAGGAACCTGTGTTCCATTGGCAAGGGTATAACCTTTTTCAGTAGTGGCAAAGGAGAAAGTGGCTACTTTAGAACCAGCTTCCAAAATTCTAATATCGGGGTCTTTGCCAACATACCCGATAAGCATCAATTTGTTTAAACTCATTATTTTTCCTCCCTTATTGTTACACGAATACTATCAGCTTTAGGAGCTACTTTGACATATTGGGAATAAATCTCCGGGTGATCTGCTTGAAACTTTTTAGTATCAAAGCTATTACTAGTAGAAGCGGGTGTGTAGCTGACTCTCAATCTTCCGGCATCCCATGATTTGACACCATTCTCACGCATAGCAGTTTTTAGTTTCTCTTTATAACCTTTCTGAATTTCAGTTAGGTCTGCAAGTTCTTCCTCAATTCCAATTATAGAATTTACAAGCTGCAATGGTATAAGTGATTTTTCATCAGCAGGAACAGGAAGATAGGGTAAGTACTGCTTTCCATTCTTCTCGCATTTCATCAACTTCTTGACTTCCTCATCAGGCTTACGAGGAATCGGAACCAACTCATGTTTATCACCGCGTACCCAAATGCCGAACAGCTTATCAACTTTGATTAACGGGTTTTGAAGTTCAAACAGATAAGCATAGATTGACAACTGCCAACTCAAATACTCTTCATCAAGATGCAAGGTAGTTTTGATGTCACCGAGACTAATTTTATCGGCTTTCTCCCAAACGCAGTCAATATTTGACGCGAAATAGTCGTTATCTGAAACGGTATATTCATTAGCAAATGCTTTATATCCGGCATTTACCCTCATTCTGATATAATTTTCTGCTTCAATACTCTCAGGCGGTAAACCTGTTGCATCAGCAAATTGACATTGACTATGAATAAGACTACCCTTTGCAGCAGCTTTCTTCAAAACAAAATCCGGGACATCTTTATATTTATCAGGGAACAACTGCCGACCAATCATACCGGTTACACCCTGCAACTGTTTTTCACCGAGCATATAGGTGTGGTTTTCCTCATTGAAAACCACACTGGACTTCACTAATTCTATCATTATTATCAATTTTTAGGTGGATACGTTTTCTGCATATCAATAGTTATGTCCCTGAACTCTTTATTATTATGAAGTTCCGGGTGTTCAGCCCAAACTTTTTCAAGCTCTTCCCGGCTTTTAACACCAGTCATTTGTTTAATTGCACGGTCCAGGTCTATGCCAGTATATACTTTGCCCGAAGTATTTGAAGCAGAAACATTGGGAGCATATACTTTTTCTTTTGTATTACCATAAGCAAAACGAACATGGTTCTTATTATCTACAATAACAAGAAGGATAATCTCCTTTTGCTCGTTATAGCCAATTTCTTTCACACTGAATTTGGTATATAGAGCAGGAGAACCTGTTTTGCTCTGATATACTTCATTTTTTTCAAGTGTAATCCAAATGAAGGGACCTGTATAAAGTTCACGTCCAATTCCCCAGTTAAACCCTGCACGTTTAAAGGCGTCCGAAGCCTGTCCTTTCTCTTTTTCAGTGTTGGATTCTGTACCAACGTCCTGTTTACTCACCCACTCTTTCTTTTCATCGTCCCAAACAGACAATGTACAGAATAGATTTCCATTAACGACATCATGGTGTCGCTTCCAGTTCATTTCTCCGAATACTTCATCAAGTATTCTCATGTCTACTCTAGCATCCTTGTAAAGTAGCAAGGAGCATCCAGAACCATCAGGCTTCATACTACCAACTCTACATTCTATTTCAGAAGCTAGAAGCGGTCTGATAGGGTTCTTTTTCTTTTCTTCTTTCTGAGCCATTAGTTCAGTTGTTTTTCTCGTTGTCATAATTCTAATTTAATGGTTTGACTTTTAATTGATTACATCAGTAAAGTTATCTTTAATTGACAAGTTATACAAACAGAAACTTCGCCATTTTAACACCTTTTTCAGTAACAAAAACTGCCTGTACAGTATTGTACAGGCAGCAAAGCAAATGTCGAAAGTAAAATCCAATGTACCTTATGGATCGGCTACGCTTAAAGGGTGTACGGCTCCCTCGATTTATACATAATGTAAATGCGTGGTGAGCGGTATCGGTATCGAACCGATCTCTTTACTTCTGTGCACGAAGTAACATTTCATCCCAGAGTACTGACCGCCCAAATAAAAAAGAAAGGTGAACTATTCTCACGAACCATCCACCTAGAAACACAAAATAAAACACGACAAAACAATAAATATCACTCTCACGAGCTACTGTGCTCCCGGATAGCTGTTCAAAGCACACCGGGATAGTTAGAACAATTCAAAACTCAAATTAGGGACTTTAACCCTACAGCGTCCTTTTCGCCGGTATCATTGGTTAAACATAAAAGAAAAAAATATCTGTGAAGGAACCCGGACTTGAACCGGGACGGATTTTACATAAGTTTTAGCATGGCCACTCTCAACTTAATACCACACACAATATGTATGCGTGTCTGCCAATTCCACCATTCCTTCAGTTCGTAGCCGAACGCTTCCGGCTACTGTGATTGATTTTTAAACACAAATATTATTTCTCCTTCACAGGGTACTTAACTCTAAAAGAGTTGAGCCAGGGAACAGATTCGAACTGTCGACCTCATGTATTACATGCACTCTACCTATCTGAGCTACCTTGGCAGTTGCCCGGCGAACCGGGCTAATAAACATGACAAATACTAAAATTAAGCAATGAAACCTTCACAGGCTATCTTTATTTTGTTTCTTATCTTCATAGATGAATCGTGCTGCTAATAGTAACACAACTATAAAAAAGATAATATACGACCAAGTAATATCACTTCTTGTTGCTTCGATTCCTCCACCTATATACATAGCCACTATTAAAGCAGTTACAGTAAAAATGTTATGAATGATCTTCAATGATTTCATTTCTTCCTCCTTCCTGATTTTAACTTTTTTCTCATACATCGGCAATGAAGTAATACCTGAGCAGCATTACAATGCCATTTCCCATTTTGAACCACTGAAGGTTTATCACTCTCAATCTTGCCTGCTTCAATGAGGCTAATCAACTTCTTCTCACCACCTACATAGTATGCTGACTTATCTTTCCCGAATATCTCTGTCGAAAACAAACGGAGAATATTATCAAGTAAGATCTCAGCCATTTCACCTCTAATCTTCTCCATAAGCTATTATGCAGTTCTGGTAACTTTAAATATCCCATTTTCAACATCAGTTCTTGTTGTCCAAGACATTCCTTTTGCTTTTTCTATGTAAAGTCTAGAACTCAATGTATTATTTACAGAGGTCTTTTGAATGATGGGAAATATTTCTGTATCTCCAACATCCATATTTCGTAATACATCAATTACACTACGTCTTTCAATTTCTTTTTCCATACTGATTATTAATAGATTAATAGGTTCCTCCGATCCAAGATTATTCGCTAATAAAAAAGGAACGGAGGATTTTCTTATTTTTGTAGAACCAATTTAAAAAATAAGAAAATGAATAAATTTATTGAGATTACCGAAGACGGTAAACGCATCCTTATCAATCTAGGATGTGTTATTAGAATTGAGGACCATAGAAAACAGTGTATCCTACATTTCATTGATGGGACACCGCCATTAACAATCACTCTTACGTATGAGACTTTGAAGTCGATTCTTCAGGATCCCACTCATTCACTGTGTGGGTGACCCTCCAAACGGGAATACCAAAGAAGGTTATCACCTTATAGCTTTCAAACACTTTCACGCAATCCCTGATGGGCTTGCCGCCAATAAAGATGTTTCCTATCTCCCGGAAGGAGACATCTTTAATTTCAATGATTGCTTTCATAAACGCTTTTTATTGCATCAAACTTATCTGAAAATGAATGCAAAACATTCATTAATATCCGGAACATTCCGTATGTAAATAAAGCACTTACTGCACCAAGAACAAATGAAGTTGTTCTTTCTTCAAAATCACTCAACGTAAATGTTGTGATAAAAAAGTAACACGAAGAAATAACAGAAGCGAGTATCATAAACATTGCTCCTAATATTATCCCGATTACTAAAAGCTGGAAAAATCTTGTCATAATTCTACATTCTTTAATTAAACATTGAAGTGATGAGCGGATTCGAACCGCTGACCTCTGCTTGTGGTGCTCTTCCGTTAAGCTAAGAGTATTTCTTGAGAGACTCGAACTCTCAACCATCCACCACACACAGTGCTCTAACCTGCCTGAGCTACATCACCTTTAATATCATAAAGCAAATACCACGATTTGCCGACATAAAAGTCTAGCTGCTTTTATTTTTGCAACGATACGGTCTGACCATTAACCACAACATTATATCGTTGAGAAGCCTGCCTACGTCAGTAATCCCTTTCGGCACGTGTCGGCTCCCAAAACACCATTTTACCAATATGTCAAAGAACTCTTCTCTGTGTTCCCAGTCTCCTTTTAAAGGCAGGCTCATAGACCGGACTGGGTACCGGATAACCGGGGTTTGGTTTGACTTAGTGAGGGTTAAGATTTAGCGGAAGTGTAAATCAGGTTAGCGATTGTAGAAATGGACTTAACGCTTTCAGCAAGTTCCATATTCTTAGCATCCGCCTTTCTCCACCATTCTTCAAACCTTTCGTTGTCTTTTCTAAGCTGTTCATTCTCTTTTCGCAATTCCTCTACTTGTTCTTCAAGAACTTGCTCGCGTGATTTCTTTTGATCTTCCATGATTATATAAATTGATTAGTCACCAACATAGTGTGCACCGTATTTTCCAGTACTGTTTGGGTTGTAATAAGCAGAAGCAGGGATATTCTTATTATTGTATTCTTCGCTTGGAGTTGCTTTAGCGGCCTTGCTAATTGCTTCGTGCCTTTCAGCTAAGAATTTATCCGTTCTTGTTTTCACCGCTTCCGATGAAAAGCTTTCTTGAAGTCTAGCGAAGCTCCATGCTGATTTTAAGCACTCTGAGAATGTTTTTCCACCTTTCTTATAATTGCGGTGTGCCGACTTCATGATTTGTGATAAATTGTAGCTCATATTCTTTGTTTTTAAATTGTTTTTGTCAATCACTTTTTGTATGTTTGTATGTGTGATTGATTTATGATGCAAATGTAATCCCATTTGGTATTATGCACAAATTTAAAAACCAAATAATAATCCCGTTTGGTATTATTTAACTTTTGATTGATTTGATATGATTAGTAGAATTAAGGAAATTATAGCCTATTCGGGATTATCCGACAGAGCTTTTGCTATAAAATGTGGAGTTGCTCAAAATACACTTAACAGGCAGCTAAACGGCGTTAGAGAACTTAGTCTAGTGACTGTAAATGCAATACTAGGCACTTTTGAAGATATATCAACTGAATGGCTATTAAGAGGAAAAGGTGAAATGCTGATTTCTGAAGCTATAAAGAAAGATGAAAGTACAGAACGAATAACTCGTCTTGTTGATACCATAGCTACTCTTCAAGGGACTATAAACGAGCAAATGAGAACTAATCAGTTGCTCACTGACGAAAATAAAAAGTTGAAAGGTGAGCTAGCTATGATTAAGAATGAACGTAACATTGGGTAGTTTATGGAAACTTTTAATTATAATGATATAATAAACATCCTATTCAAGAACTGGGATAAAATTGTACTTTTAGTTAGTATTCTTGGTTTCTTTATTCGTGAAATATTCGTATCTAACCTCAAAAAAGAAGAACACAAATTTTCTGTTACTTACAATGAAATGGTTAAATCTATTAATAATTATATAGAAGCATTTGATAGCTATAGGACATCAATGATAGATTTACCTTTAGAATTTATAAATCATAATTTCCCATCTAAAGAACTAGATAAATATGTAGTTTCTCCGCTAAACAAATTAAAACATTGTGATTTAGTTCTATCATTATATATAGATAAAAATTCTTATAAAACATACCGAAAAATAACAGATAGTTCTATCAATTTAAGTGACAGGTTACATATTATCATAATGGCAGTATTGAACAATGAAACAGAATATTGGAAAATATACGACAAAGAATTAACTATTTTCAAAGAAACAACAAACAAACTATTAAAGCAGATTCACACAGACAACCAATCTAAAATATCCAATACCCAAAATGGATATTTTACACGCTTATTTAGAAGAAAAGAACAAATCTATAACAATGTCACCTTATCAAAACAGGATATTGCAAACATTAGTTATGTTCCAAGATTAATGACATTAATAGAAACAAATCAAAATACTCTTAAGGAATATATGGAAATAAATCATTTACTCACTGAGGAGCTTAAAAAAGTCAAAGGTGAATTAGCTATGTTGAAAAATGAAAGGAATATAGGATAAACTAAAAAATATAATTATGGCAGAAGCTTTAGATTTTAGCAACAACAGTGTATTAGAAATTATTGATTATTTTAATTTTCTCCATACACACACAAGTCTTTTCGTACCTGGTGAGGATAAAGATGATTATTACTGTGGGATTACAAGTGAAAATGAAAAAACAAACACATTAGAACGCCACCAAATTGAATCATTTTTAGCCATAGTTAATACTGGTTCTCAGACCGTAGCTGCCGAAGTAGAAGAAGAATTAGGAAAAGAAGGCTTTGACATAGGAGAGGTAGATCATGGTGGAAATGGAGGTAACGAAGATAGTATTCTCGTATATATGTTCAAAAAGACAAGAGATACAGTTCCAAGTATATAATTACTATACTAATAATCATAGCATAAAAACTCAAAAAGGTCAAGGGAGAATTAGCTATGATGAAGAATGAACAAAACATAGGATAATAAAGAGGTTTAAGATAACCTTATCCATAAAAATAGACACTAAAAAAGAGCAAGTACATAGATTTGTATTTGGTGATAATTATATTAAAATATTAAATTAAGTAGAGATATGAACGTTCTTCCTTTTAATATAATAGAGAAAATGATTCAATGTTTTGGTAAATGCTTTTATTATAAAGATACTATGGAATCTTTTTTAATATCAGCTGGCACTCCTCCACAGCAAGCAAGAAAACATAAAGATGAGTATAAGTTTGTTTGGGCAAAGAAACTATTGCACGAATTAAGTGAATCAAGTGAAGGGATTGTAATTCAGCATAAAATTCTTAGATCCTTTTATGACCTCAGAGACTTGCCCGACAAAGCATTGGTAGGAAAAGAAAGGAATGAAGGCCTAAATGAACTTCGCGATTTAAAGGAGCTTATTCTCGAATTAAAATTGGTTGAAGAACAAAGAAAAGAGGATAGTAATGCAAGAAAAAGATTATTAGAAGAAAAATCGAAAATAATAGCCCAACGCAGTGAAAGACTTTGCAAACTAAAAGATGTGTTCTATAAAGGACTTACATCTTCAAATAGGCAAGAAGCGGGATACGATTTAGAAGATATTTTAATGCGTTTATTCTCTCTTTCGGAAATAGAGTACAAAAAATCGTATAAGACTCCAACTCAACAAATTGATGGTAGCTTCAGTTTTGAAGGGTTTGATTATTTAGTTGAAGCAAAATGGAGAAAAGATCAACCAAACGAAGGAGAAATAGGTTCATTTCAACGAAAAGTAAATACAAAATTAAAAAGTACAAGAGGAATTTTTATTTCTGTAAATGGATATAGGGAAGAAGTTATTGAAGCATTTAATAACAATACTAATATTCTCTTAATTGATGGAGTCGACCTAACACATCTACTTGAAGGCAGAATAGAACTGAAAGAACTATTAGCAATGAAAATAAAATATGCTGCACAATATGGAAAATGTTATTGTCCTAGCAGCATCTATTTAAAATAGTATATTACAGAAAAAGTAAACAATGAAGAAAATCACATTAATCTCACTTATATCTATGCCAATGACATTATTTGCACAAGCCCCAGCTCCTGCAACAGGAGAAATAGGTTCTGTACTTATCGTTCTACTAATCTGCGTAATAATCTTCATAATATGCAGAGAACTACTCTGCTGGTACTATAAGATTAATAAAATGGTATCTAACCAAGAAGAGATAATTCGACTTCTTAAAAAGATAGCCAATGAAAATAACGCACCAACCAATGAAACAAAATTGGGAGAACAAAAGAAAAGTATTTTTAAAGATTTAGTAGATAGTACTAAGTTTATGGTTACAGGAAAATAATATTTAAGAAACTCTATCAATAAGCAAAACATTCAATAACAAATAAATAACACTAATGAAAAAATTACTACTCATTATTGTATCTATCTTTATTATAAGTGGATGCAAATCAAGAGAAGAGAAAGCAGCAGAACTAATAAAAAAAGATCTATTGTCTCAACACAATATAAGTGGTTATGAGGCTGTCGAAACGAAAATTGACAGCGCTTTTATTTCTGCGCATACTGATTCTATAATTCTTAATCTTGCCAACCGTATAAATACACGAATAACAGATGAAGCGGAATTATACCTTTTAAAATTAAAAGAAAAAGAAAGCCTAATTAATCTATTCAAGACAAGTGGATTAACTAATTCGGATGAGTTATTTATACAGGCAGCATATGAATTTAAAGATTATTCAGACAAACTCTCGGCATGCTATAAGACCATGCAGTTAGATCAAGATAGTATTATTGAGAGAGCCAAAACACTAAGCAAAGACTTCTCCGGCTGGCAAGTATCTCATGCGTTTAAATTTAATGGCGATGATGGAGAATCATATACAGCAGATTACATCTATGTTTTTGATAAAGATTTTAATAAGATATTATACTCCGCAAATATAAATGATGAAAATTATATAAGCGTTAAAAGCTTGATTGACGAAGCTTTGGATATGGACAATAATAATGTTAAAACGCAAATAGATGAAACTAGAGAAGAACTATAAAATCATAGAAACATAATATGAAAAATAGAATTATTGATAGTACATAAGACAAAAGTATTGCCGTTTCCGTGCCGTTAGGCATTTTTCAACGGCTGTAACTAATTAAGTAGGAAGCGTTTAACGAACATTATTAGCAATAAGTCTAGTTTAGTTTTTGTGTTGAGTGCTTCCTCGTCGGCGGACGATCTAGGAAGCACTTTTTATTTATCTATTTATAGAACAAGCTGAACGATAGCACTAAATCAAAGAAAAATAACATAAAGTTTGATTATACATAAAGCTCTTTTATATTCTATTAAATCTTAATGCATTTCTTTTTGCGAGCAAAGACTTGACTCCGTTTGTTTATAGGGGGATGCTCAAACAAGAACAGCTCTCCGGACGTTATACTACTGATATCAACCAAATTATAAACATTAATTGCAGATAATATGTGTTTCCACAACTCCATGTCAGCCAAAGCCATCAAAGTTGCCGCCCGTTACGGACGCCAATCGGATGTAGTCGAGATTTACCAAAGCATTCTTGACGAACAGTATCATGTGAATGCGTTCACTTTCCCCAGATATCCTATCATTACTTCTTCGGACGAAGTACAGGTTTTCAACTGGGGACTCATCCCTTTCTGGGTAAGAAGCGAAGAGGATGCGACAGAAATAAGAAAGATGACACTCAATGCCCGTGCGGATACCATTTTCGAGAAACCGTCTTTCCGCGAACCGATCATGAAGAAACGGTGCATAGCGCCCAGTACCGGCTATTTTGAATGGAGGCATGAAGGAGCAAACAAGATACCTTATTATATATATGTGAAAGATGAACCTATCTTCTCGATGGCCGGCATCTACGACCGTTGGCTGGACAAGGATACGGGAGAGGAACACGAAACTTTCTCCATCATCACCACTGACACCAATTCGCTGACCGATTACATCGATAACACCAAGCACCGGATGCCCGCCATACTCACCCAAGAGGAGGAAGAGAAATGGCTCAATCCCTCATTGAGCAAAGCCGAAATAGCTTCTTTACTGAAACCCTTCGATACAGAGAAGATGGATGCATACGTTATCAGAAACGATTTCTTAAAGAAATCTCCCAATGATCCGACAATAGTACAAAGGGCATAGGAAAAAGAAGTTTATCCTAAAAAAGTGAGAGGTGTGAGGGAGGAATTGCAACTTTTATATTTTTATTTCACTGTTTCTACTCTCTAATTTTCAACTAAAAAAAATACGAATGTTAGAAATCCTCTCTCACTCCTCTCACTTTTTCCCCTTTATTTCATGAAATTCGGAAGAAAGTACAAAAAGAAACAGAGTTCAAAGAGTAAAACGTGGTGGGAAATCCGGAAAACATAACCATCTTTTCCGAACTTCCCACCACGTTTTATCTAGTTCGCACCGTCCGGTGAT